TCTTTTGGGTCAGAGTCGGTGTTCAGAGAATCATGGAAAGCCTGGCGAGAGAAAGGATTTTTAATTTTTGTTTTTGGAGGAGTGAAAGGCATTTCACAACCTTTATCATTTAAATTATTATCTGTATTATTAACTGTATTACTATGTTGCTGATTTCGACTACTCTGCTTTGTTGTTTTTAGCGATGCTGCTTTGCTATTTTTAGCAAACCTGCTTTGTTGCGGATGCAATTTAAGTCCTCTGTTTCTACCATCAGTAAATACAACAACAATGTATTCTCTCTTTTTTAAGTCGCTAATAATATGAGCAACTCTACTTTCAGACAACTGCACAAACTTTGCTAAGTATTCATTAGAGGCAAAGCAGCCGCGGTCGGAGTTGTCAAGGGAGTCAATTTCAACTAATAATACTTTCTCTATTATAGATAAGTCTGTGTTGAGCCATATCTCTTTAGGTATCCATACACCTTTAAAGTCTCTATTTTCTTTCATAAGTCTAATTTAGCTTGTTTACCATAATTATCATTAAACACAATAGCTTGTATAGCGTATTCATCCATTATATTTATTGGAATTAACATTGTTTTAATTGTAGAAAGTGTTTCAACTACTTTATAAATATTTTGTCTATAAAATCTAATAAGTACCATTTTATCAATTATCCAACACATATCATAATTACCAATTACATAATAAATAGTATTATCTTTTCTTAATATTCCTGATGGCGTCCATTTGTCATTATTTTTATTTGTTTTTTCATAAACTTCAATAGCTACATTATTTGTAGGTTCACAATATCCATAAGTACAATCACCTGTTGACCTTGCATCGTATTTTATTTCATATCCTTGTAAACTTTCACCTACTTCAAATTGGTATTTTTTACTACTGTATGGCTGTATAACAATTCCATAATTATGAAGTAATTTTCTAATTATAAAGTCTTGAAATTCTAATCCAATTTCAAAAGAATCTTTGTGTTTATTATTTCCTTCGTACATATTAATTATTACTTTGATTACCAAATACATCCCATCCTTCTGGTGTTTCCCTTGCAAATAATTCAATTTTATTGCCGTATGTGTAAATAGTTTCTATAATTTCTCTAAATACATTAGGCTTCTTTGAGTGCTCTGTTCTTTCTTCGCTTACTACACTATCAAATAATCTTTTTACATCTGGAGTACACGCTCCTTTAGTGCATACTAATAATATTTCATGACGCACACTGTTATAATGGCCCATGTTATGTTTTATTTTATCCCAAATAAATGTAGTCTTATATGTGAATCCCCATGCTTTAGCTACTTCCAATGCCTCTGGCAAATGTGGAGATGTACTCCATAAAAATAAAACTGCATCTTTTTCGGTAATATCTTTTATTGGCATTGCACATATATCTTCTGTGTTCATTAGTAGATAATAGTCCTGTGGCTCTGTAACATATTCTGGCATAGCATTGCCATACTTCCAAGGAGGGTCGGCATAAATGATTCTGTATTTTTTATCCTTTATTTCTACATCTTGCTTTTCAAAAGTTTCTCGTATTTCCTTTCTTTTTAACTCTACCTCCTCCTTCTTTATTTCCTTGTATGCTTCATTAATTGACATTGTTCCAGTGTTCAACCTTTCTTTCACTTCGGGAGTGGCAGTTGCTTCAATCTTTTTTACTTTGGCTATTGTGTCGTGTGAAACATTGGCAACTTTGGCAATTTCTTTTTTTGTATCAATTTTTTGCAGGTTGTCAGAAATCTGACAAGGTGCATCATATTGATTACCATTATATATCTTTAAATTTTCCTTTGCCTTTTCCCGAAACACATTTTCAAGTTGCAAAGCTAAAACGCTTCTTTGGTAATTAGATAAATTTCTTCTTCCAAATTGGTTATTAATCATCCATTCCTTAACACTATTAATATTCTCAAACTCCTTTTCAAGTGTTTCAAAATTCATATCATGTTCCTGCGCAATCCTGTATCGGTTGTGCCCATCAATCAAAATGCCATTCCATGTGATTAATGGTTCTCGTATTCCTTCTTCAAGAATGTTGCGTTCAAGCTGCTTAAATTCCTCGTTTGATAATGGAGGAATAAGGCTTTCAAGTTCTTGTAATATTTGCATAATATTTTTTTATAGTTATAAATCAAACATATCTATTTTCCAAGCGTCAATTTCATCTTTAGTCATTTTAAAAATGTCAATTATTCCAGCATCGCAATCTGGATAATCTCGGCACATAAGCCAAATGTCACCCTTTGTTGATCTATTTACTTGTACATCTCTAAAGGTGTAATCCTCCATACAATGATTGCAAATACAAGTATCTGATAGTTTTGGAACAGGAGAAAAAGGATAATTTTCTCTAAATAATTTAGTCCTTTCTGCGCCTGTGTATGTAATTCTTTTACGTGGCATAATAAGAAAAAAAAATGCCAACGAGTAGCAGTCCGTTGGCATAGGTTAGAACAATGATTTGTCCTAAATACCTTTTGAATACCTGCTACACTATTCAAAAGGATAAACAAAGATAAACTATTTTTTAATTCTTTTCAGAAATTTGTTTCACCTCATTCCTATCTTCTATGAACCCACTGCCATGACTCCCTCCCACTATCTTTAGGTACTGGTTCTCTACACTGGCACTATTAATAATCACTTGTGCAACATCTGCCACAACCTTGGCCTTGGCAATGTCATAAGTGGAGTCGGGGTCGGTTAGTTCTTCAAGAACGGAGAAAAGGTGGTTGCGGAGGTCGCTGATTTTGTTCTTCATTTTGTTAATCTTTTAATTTGGTTTACTAATTGCTGCACTTCTCTCAACTCTGGTGCCAATCGGCTTGTCCATCGGTTAAGTACTGCCAGTTCTCCGCGTGACATAAGGCAGAGGTTTTCAAGGTTATTGTTGTCTATGTTGCCATCCATGCGAAAAACAACGTAGCCTTTAGGCACAGTGCCGTGAACTTGTTCCCATGTATGCTTGGCAAGGGAAAGCCATTTGCCGTGGTCGACTTTGATTTCTACATACTCAACTATCTTTCTAATTGAGCCAATGGGCTTATAATTGTAAGGAATGTTACCTTTTACAAAACTTGATGCAACTAACCTTGCTCTGTGTTCTGGGCTTAATTGTTTGCCTTTGTTCCAAGGGGTAAAGCCTTTTTTAAAGCAAGTATTTCTAAAAGGTGATTTTATCCTACCTATTTCAGATACACGACGCATATTTAAAGATAAAAATCCTTTACACTTCTTTATTCCAAGTTTATTAGCACATACACCTATAGATACAGATGTTCTGCCCATCATTAAAGATAAATCTTCATTGTGAATGTATGGGTAATAGATTTTAAGAAAGTCTATTTCCTCATCTCTGTAACGAAGCTTTACACTTTTTTGAATATCATTCCCCATGATGTCACAGATTTTTCATCGCAATGAAATTTAAAATTATATTGCTCAAACATCTCTATCCATTCCTCTTTACTTTTAAGATTAATGTGTCCCCATTCGGCATCCCACTCTGGTGTGGTTCGATTTGGAGTAGATGTAAAATAGAAATACTTTGTACAGGCTTTGCTAAGTTCCGGAAGGATTAATTTTAACTCCTCATCATATATATGCTCAAATACTTCTGTGGAATAAATAGCATCATATTTGCCTTTAACTTTAAACTTACCATTTGGCAATAAATAACGGTCCGGATTAACTCCTTTGCTAATAGCAAATTCTCTTTCATAAATATTAATGTCATAACCCATATACTCATACAAGTTATTATTGATACAAGCAGATAAGAAAAAGCCAAGTCCAGAACCAAACTCAAATACACTTTTGCAGCCCATTGTTTTAAGGCATTGCACACCGTTGCCGTGTAAATTAACAAGGCTTTGGTAGTTGGTGCTGGTAAAGCCAAGTTCAACGGATTTTTCAAAGAAGAATTTATCGTCTATCATTGTTTAATATTCTAAATTAGGAAATGATGTCTTTACTGTCCAATATTCAGTTGATAAATTAGATCTGACTTTCCATAAATTACTTGTATGGTACCCAGACTTATAAAAACATTTACAAGTAGCATCTACAATGTTTTTAGCACTCATGCCTCTGTTATACTTAGCAAATACATACCTTTTACAACCTTTGTACCTTGGCAGGTTCATAACGCTTGCCCATCCATCTATCATCGACTGGTAATCATTGTACGCTTGAAAGTCACATGGTACTTTCTTTCCTCCTCTGTAGCAATCATCCATTGCTTTCATCTTACTTCCTTTACCGGTGTACTTTATTCCTCCAGGATTAAGTGCTTTTAACATTAACTTACTTTCTAATCCATTGCTTGTTGCCTCAATTACAAAGAAGGCATAGATAACAGATATTGGAAGGTTAGTCTTTTTGTGCATTGAGTAAAAGAAATCATCATACATAAATCCTAAGTAAATGCGTCTTAAATCTACTAAACTCTTTCCCTTTAATCTTTGGAATCCAACTGCATCCATGTAATCGTGCAGCTCATCTTTCTCCATGTTCTTAATGGTATTGCCAGGAAGATTCTTTACATTAATAATAGCAGTATTCTCCTGCGGATATTCCTTTGCTGGATTAGGTG